ATGACGAAGAAAAAAGCACATAAACCTGGTTCAGCGACCATCGCGCTTAACAAGCGCGCCCGTCACGAATACTTTATCGAAGAAGAGTTCGAAGCGGGACTTGCCCTGCAAGGCTGGGAGGTTAAATCCCTGCGCGCAGGAAAAGCCAATATCAGCGACAGCTACGTCCTTCTGCGTGACGGAGAGGCATTTCTGTTTGGCGCTAACATCACGCCAATGGCCGTGGCCTCCACGCATGTGGTGTGCGATCCTACCCGTACCCGCAAGTTACTTCTCAACCAGCGCGAACTGGACTCATTGTACGGTCGCGTCAATCGAGAAGGCTATACCGTAGTGGCGCTCTCCCTGTACTGGAAAAATGCCTGGTGCAAAGTGAAAATCGGCGTCGCCAAAGGTAAAAAACAGCACGATAAACGTTCAGATATCAAAGAACGCGAATGGCAGGTGGATAAAGCACGTATCATGAAAAACGCCCACCGTTAAACCTGCACTCCAATTATTGACCAGTTCCTCACCGCGCCTCCCTCTCCGGCGGCGCGAATCAACATCTTATTGGCTATCACATCCGACACAAATGTTGCCATCCCATTGCTTAATCGAATAAAAATCAGGCTACATGGGTGCTAAATCTTTAACGATAACGCCATTGAGGCTGGTCATGGCGCTCATAAATCTGGTATACTTACCTTTACACATTGGGGCTGATTCTGGATTCGACGGGATTTGCGAAACCCAAGGTGCATGCCGAGGGGCGGTTGGCCTCGTAAAAAGCCGCAAAAAATAGTCGCAAACGACGAAAACTACGCTTTAGCAGCTTAATAACCTGCTTAGAGCCCTCTCTCCCTAGCCTCCGCTCTTAGGACGGGGATCAAGAGAGGTCAAACCCAAAAGAGATCGCGTGGAAGCCCTGCCTGGGGTTGAAGCGTTAAAACTTAATCAGGCTAGTTTGTTAGTGGCGTGTCCGTCCGCAGCTGGCAAGCGAATGTAAAGACTGACTAAGCATGTAGTACCGAGGATGTAGGAATTTCGGACGCGGGTTCAACTCCCGCCAGCTCCACCAAATAAAACAAGGGGTTACGTGAAAACGTAGCCCCTTTTTCTTTGGTAGTGGCGGCAAAATGGCGACAGCAGTTTAGGTCGTGGCGGCAAAAAGCAATAAAAAACCCGCCGTAGCGGGTCAGTAAGAAAGCTGTTGCTGCATCCCTTTGGGATGCGGTGGTGCGGCGCTTATTTTCTCAGGACGGCAGACAGAACGAACAAAGGTTTCATGCGTTACGAACGTATGCCCACACTCAATATTAGTGCACTGGTTGTAACGCTCTTTGGTTTGAGTTGAGACTTGAAAACTACTGCGTGTGTGTGCGGCCTGACCACACAACGGACAATTCATCATTTATCAACTCTCCTCATTTGTGCTTTATCCGCAACAATGATACATCATTATTCAATATTGAGAACCATTTATTCCATTTCGAGATCATCAATCTTCACTTCAAGCTCCATGCTGGTCGTAAATCCATTATCCGGGCTGACAGAATGCGTCAGGGTGGTAATGGTCCATTCTGCATCATCGATCGGCTGCTTAAACCCCGTCACCTTCACCGGCATTTCCGTATAGAGATCAGCCCGCCCCTCAGCGAGCTGCAGGGAAAATGAAGCAACCCCGCGCTGCAGGCGTTCCCACTGCATTTTTGCTGCGCGCTCTGCATTGCTCCGATTGGCGTAGGTACGATTAAGAACCAGCACGTTTTCATCCGTTCCCACCAGATAATCGCCCTGTTTTGTTTCCGGCTCTTTGGGTGTGGTGGTTTTCTTTCGACGACGCTTAACACTGGTTGTCTCTTTTTTCCTGGGTTCACGCGTATGCAACCAGCTGGCAATAACACCGGTATAGGCACCACGATCAGCAAGGGTGAACCGATGACCGTCACCGGCTTTGCGCGTGATGGTGATAACCGGCAGCGGCTTGCCGCTCGCCGTTCTTCCCTGTCCCTGCCGGATAAACAGCAGATTCCCGTCCTTAACGGAAGCAATCGCCCCGTACTGTCTCGCCAGTTTCATCAGAAAACTTGCATCGCTTTCATTGGTCTGGTCCAGATGATCCAGCGCCTTATCCGTCAGGTCTTTACCCAGCGCCATTTTGAGGTTATGCCGGGCGGCTATTTTCTTTACCACCTCCCCCACCGTTGTCTGATGCCATGATTTTTCGCGCCGTGTATTGAGGGTTTCACGGAAATCTGCGCTACGCGCCCGGATGGTCAGCCGGTCAGGGGCACCGCTGTGTTCAATTTCATCCACAGTAAAAGCCCCTTTAGGGAAAAGCGGCTGGCCTTTCCAGCCCAGCGCCAGCTGAATCACTGCCCCACGTCGCGGCAGGGCGATCAGCCCGTCGGCGTCGTCCAGCTCCAGATCAAGCTGGTCCGCTTCAAAGCCCCGGTTATCCGTCAGCGTCAGACTCATCAGGCGGGTATCCAGCACGGTCGTCACGTCCTTACCTTCAATGACGATACTGAAAGCAGGGCTTTTGCTGTTCAGATTCAGAAGATCAGAATTAACGTTCACTGCAGCAATCCTCCTACCGTGTTCTTAATCCCCCCAATCGCAGAGGCAGCAGAGTCCTGCAGGTTGCTGAGCTGGTCACTCAGGCTCCCGAACATGTCAGACAGCGATTCATCAACCCGTTTGAGGGTGATCGTAAACTCAATGCGCCTCGGCATTCCACTGGCAAAAAACTCCGTCTTTGTCTGGCTCAGACTTTCAATAACAAACATGCCGTAAATGGTTCCGCTGCCTTCAATCAAAGGCCAGGCTTTGCCCTGCTCTGCCATCAACTCCAGCGCCAGCAATGACAGCCTGCCTCCGGTCACTTCCGGCAGCAGAACCCCGGACAGTGTCAGTGAATCGTTATCCGGGCCAAGAAACTGCGTTGACGGGCGGCGGTTCACCCGGCTGTTGGCTGCATGTCGCCAGCTGCGCTGATACTGCAGCTCCTGATAAGGGACAGTGCGCAGCATAAATACATATAAACCCAGCACCATCATCATGATTCATACCCCCCCTGATCGCTGAAATTGCTGCGCGCTTTTGCCCTGGCCCTGCGTTCCCGCTCGTCAAGCTGGCGTGCCACTTCACGGGCAATATCCTGCGCACTCTGTCCCGGCTGTGCAACGATATGAATGGGCGCATTTATCTCATAACGAATAACTGACGGCGGGCTGTCTGCCTTAACAGGCTGCGTCTGGTATGCCCTCGCAGGCAGACTGAACGGATGAAACGGAGCTGCTTCTGCAGGTGTCGCAGCTACCCCCATCACGCCTGCAACGACAGAAGCCAGAGCGGCTGTTCGCCGTCTGCTGGTAACATTTGCGGGGCCATTCACAATTTCGGGGCCATTTTCTCCAACAATGCCAAACTGCCCGCGAGGAATGATCCCGCCCGTGTCGTACATCCCTGCGTAAGCCGGGAACCCACCGGGCGGCAGCACCACTTTGCCGTCACTGTTCACCGTGGCGGATTGCTGCTGCGTAACCTGCGCAGGCAGTTTCGCCTTCGCAGCCTCCTTACTGACAATACCGAGCTTTTCCAGCAGCCACGACACACCGGATTTAAGTGATTCCAGCGGGTGCATCACCCTATTCAGACCTTCCGCCAGCGCCTCACCAAACCGGCGCCCCATTGCAGCTGCGCTGTTCAGTTCTTCAGAAGTGGATTTAACCGGCGTAAGCAAATCATTGAACCAGCCCCACAAGGCCTGCACCCTGTCACCCATCCACTGAAACATGGGCCTGAGCGGCTCAAAGGCGGCACTGATGGGCGCAGCAGCGGCTTTGAACCCTTCCACCACGCCCCCCAGAAATGCACTGATGGGCTGCCAGTATTTCCACACAACCAACGCCGCACCAGCCAGCGCAGCCACAACCAGCCCTATCGGACTGAGCAGCGCACCCAGTAGTCCACTGATGGCAAACAGAGCAACGCGCAACAGCGCCAGCGGACCAGAAACCAGCAACCGCAACACACCCCCGGTACGTGTTACCGCCGCCGCTGCGGAAGGTAATGCCTTAGCTGCCAGCATCGACAACCCGAAACGGATCACTGCAATTGGCCCCAGCACCGCAGCCACCGCCACGGCAAGCGTCCCCAGCCCGACAGCTATCACCGCCATGACCGCCGCCACTTTCATCAGCGTGCCCGCCAGCACGGGGTTCTGCTCAACCCATCGACGCAGCGCCCCGGTCACGCCCTTAACCATGCCCATAATATCCATCAGCGGCTGGCGCAGCGTTTCCCCCAGGCTGCTGAAAGCGTTCTGCGCACCCGTCTTAACCAGCAACCACTGCGCAGACAATGAATCCTTGTTAATGTCGGATTCTTTCTGCATGGAGCCATTAGCACCACCGCCTGATGTGAGTTTCAGCTGACGCTGCAGCTCCGGCAGGTTGTTAGCCAGCTTTGCCGCATCATCGCCAAACTCTTTGCCAAAAAGCATCGTCATTGCAGACAGGCGCTTGTCCTGCGGCAGATTGTTGACCTTCTCCAGAACCCGCCGAATGGTGCCCATGGCATCGGTGGTCATCTGCTTTTCAATCTCCGCCGGATTGAGTTTCAGCAGGCTCATACCTTCAAAGAAGCGCTTACTTTGCATGGTGGCAATGGACAGTTCACGCACCATGGCATTAGAGGCGCTGGCGGCAATTTCCGGGGCAGCCCCCAAAGAAAGGAATGTTGAACCCAGCGCAGCAGCCTTTCGGAAGTCAAGACGGTCAGCCACGCCCCCCATGCGCTGCAGGACGTTGATAATGTCCCCGCCCTTTGACATGGCGTTATCGTCTAGGTAGTTCAGCGCATCGCCCAGCTGTTCAATATTGCGCGTCGGAACTTTATAGAGCTGCGCGATTTTCCCCAACCCTTCCGCCAGCTCATCGGCTGGCAGCTCAAAGGCCGTTGCAGCTTTTGCCGCCGTGGATGCAAAGGCCAGCAGGTCACGTTTCTGGTCCTCAAAGGGATCGTCCTGGCTGGTCACGCCCATGCGCGCGCCCCCCTCAACCAGCGCGGCATAGTCTATAGCGCCATTCTCCATGGGCAGCTGCTCACTGGCAGCCTTGATGGCATCCTGCATATCATAAAACTGTTTTGTACGGTTGCCGTTATCGTCACGCAGCCCGTTTACCTGCTTTGCCACGCCTTTCATGGCATCTTCCATACTGGCGTAGCTCTTAACTGCAGCCATAACCGGCGCGCCCATTGCCAGCCCCGCTGCCGTGGTGGTGGCCCCGGCTCCGGCAATGCGATCCCGAACCTCCAGACGGCGCGAATACTGATCACGAACCGCATTCATTCTCGCCTGCTGTTCACCCAGGCGTTTCAGGGATTTTTGCTGTCGCTCCAGTGCCAGTCGGGTTTCATCGGCGTTCTGCCGTAACTCACGCTGTGCGCTGCTCAGTTTCTTTGTATCAAGCCCTGCCTCATTCAGCGCAAGGCGCTGACGCTGCACTGACTGACGCAGCCCGTTATATTTTCCCTGTAAATCGGTGACGCGATTTTTAGCCTGCTCAAGCAGCCTGGCCTGTGCAGCCGTCGGGCGGTTGGTCACAGTAAACTGCGTGGCGAGTTTTGCCGCTTCTTCGCGGGCGGCTTTAAGGCTGTTACCTGTGACTGCCAGCTGCGCGCTGGCCTTACGGAAGCCATCAATTCTGCCCGCCTGAGAATCTAACTCTTTCAGTCGGGCGCGGCTTTGCTGAATGGCGGCAGCCAGCTCTTTTGAGCTGGCCTGCGCGGATCGAAATGGGCGGGTGAGCTTGTCAACCGCATTCAGAATCACCTGCAGACGCAGGTTAGTGTCACTCATCGCTGGCCCCGCTTCTCTGAATCGCTTTATGCCGCCACTCCAGCACTTCGGTCAGCGGCATAACGTCAGTGACGGACGGCGGCCAGTGAAAAATGGTGGCGATATCAGCCACCAGGTCTTCTACCGTCAGGCTGTCGGCAAACCGGCAAGCACCGATTTCTTCAACAAAAAAGTGACCACCTCAACCGACAGCGCGGTGAGATCGGCGGGGTCCATTTCAGCCATTTCCTGAGCGGTCAGCGCGGGCGTGGAGATGCGGGGAATAATCGTCATCATCGCGCCGACGTCCATATCCATGATCGCCTGCAGGCGGGTGCCGCGCAGCGCACCGGACTGAGGCTTACGCAGCACAATTTCGGTGATTTGGGTTTTACCGCGCATGATGGGCGTATCCAGTTGTACGGTTTTTTCAGTCAGCTTGTCGTTCATGTTCGTTTCCTGTTAATCAGATACTGGCGCGGATCACCGCGCCGTTAAGTTAAATCAGAGGCCAAGGGCGTTACGGTGCGCTTCCATCAGGTCCACGCCGTCAACGATTTCAATCATGTTGACCACATCAACCTCATAGAGCACCTCGCCGTTAATGCTCAGCTTCGCGTAACTGTTGGTGCTGCTGACTTTGGTGGCGCTACTTTCTCCGGTTTTCCACTCGCCGGAATCCACCTCTTTATGACGCCCGCGCACAACCAGCTCAACGGCCTGCACTTCGCCAGTATCGTCACGCTGAATAGAGCCGGTAAAACGCAACTGGATACCGTCCACCGTGGCAGCTCCCATCTGCTTGAATAACAGCAGTTCGGTGCCGCCGATTGAAAATTCCGTGTCCAGTGCGCCGTCATCCAGCCCCATGTCCACATCCACCGCGCCCGGCATACCGCCGCCGCGATACTTCTCAAACTTGCGGGTGAATTTCGGCAGGGTCAGAGACTCGACAATCCCCTGCCAGTTGTTCCCGTCGTTGAACAGGTTCAGGTGTTTTAACTTACGTGGTAAAGCCATGGTGTCCCCTTACGCGCTGACCTGGCTGGAGAAATCCAGCAGGTACTGATCGGTGATGCGCTGGCGCAGCATCAGGTTTTCAAGCGGCGGCACCGGCGTGTAGTCGTAGTCGATAGTGAGTTTCCCTGCTTTCAGGGAGTCTTTATCGTTCACCGACTCATCCAGCCAGCAGTCTGCACCGATGATGTAGCCCTGCGTTTTCAGGCTGCGCAGCTTGGCGCGGATACCTTCGATAATGTCGCGGGCCAGTGACGGATTCAGTGGTTTATCCACGGCCCACATATGCCCCTCTGCAATCGTGTCAGCCATCACCTGCGCCGTGCGGGTGTAGTTTTCAAACGCAAACAAGGGATCGTCACTGAGGCAGCGGGAACCCCAGAAGCGGAACCCGTCTTTGCAGATCAGCGTGGTGACGTCATTCTGGTTCAACAGTCCCGCGTCCGTTGCCGGGTCCTGCAGGTCCCAGAACACATCAGCGGAAATGCCGGTGACGCCATTCACTCCCACGTTGGACAGGGTTTTGTGCCATCCGGTCTGTTCGTCGATTTTGGCGCGCAGACCGAGCGCACGGGCCGAGGCGTAAGCCGTGGCATCGGCTTTCAGAACGGTGTCAAAGTTGATGAAATCAGGCCAGATCAACATCCCCTCTCGCTGGCTGAAATTGTCCCGGTAAGCAATGGCTTCCTCCACCGTCTTGCAGCCATAGGCAGACAGGTAGGCAAACCCGCGCAGGCTCTGCGCAACACTCATCAGCTCAGTGGCTACCGCCTGCGTGTCATGCCCCGGCACACCGAGAATACGCGGCTTAACTTTCAGTTGCGACTGCGCAGAAAGCAGCGCTTTCATCCCCGTTTTTTTACCGTCAGATGTCACGCCACCGATAATATTGGAGGTGGTTTCCGCTTCGGTTTCGCCCTGCGCCACGCGCACAACAACCGTCACGGGTTTTGACTGGTCGGCAATAGCATCCAGCGAACGAGCCAGCGTGCCGGACTCGCCTGCTTTACCGCTGGCGGTCAGCACGTCGGTAAGCAGGACCGGCTTATTGAGGGGGAACACGGACGCATCAGCATCATCGCCGGTGCAGACCATGCCCACGATGGCGGTACTCACCGTGGTAATGGATCGGGTGCCCTCGTTGACTTCAACAACGCGCACACCGTGGTGGTAATCCTGAGCCATAAGGCAATTCTCCGGTTTACAGGGATGCCTTATGTTCTGGTCGATAAGAGAATGATGCACGTGTTTCAGAATGTACTGACTCTGGCACAATTTCTCTGTTTTCAACCAGATGGATTAGCCGGAAATTTCTTATACAGTGTGGAAATGCCTACATCAAAAAGTAGTGCCACGTGCTGACGCTTTCCCCCAGAAACAATTAATATCCCTCCCTGAGCCCTCTGTTTAGGTGTTAGCTTTGGCCTTAGTGTAGGGCTTCAAGTGATGTTGTTCGGCAACCAATTCAATGCTACTAGCATTGAGCTATGTGAGAAGGGACTACTTTTTCGATTTAATAAAATGTTAGTTTTAAATGTCGAGAGGCAAGGTAATATTGGCAAAACAATATTTTTAACACAGCGTGTAAAAAATATTTTTATCTGGTAGAATCAGAATATTCTTAACCATACTTGGAAGCATTTTGTGAAGCTAACAAAAGAACAAAGTGATATTTTATATATCGTTAAAGGAATTGGGATTTTCACTGTTGTAATTGGTCATAGCTGGGGTATTCTTGTAAGTTTAACAAAACCTTATTTTTACCATATGCCATTATTCTTTTTTATCGGTGGTTTTTTCCTGAGTGGTGAAGAACCAATTAAAGCCGCAACAAGAACCATCAAAAAAATCACCACTTACTTAATAATAACATACATTATAATAGGGGTAGCATCAGAAATAATATCTTCCTTTTATGAAGTGGATTTTGGAACACCTTTTTCAACAGATACCATTAGAACCGTAGTTGCAACTTTAGAACATAATTTTCATAACAACGAATTATTTTTTGTCGGATGGTTTCTTTTTGCATATGCGCTGGCAAATATCACATCAGAAATAATACTATCATTACTATTGAAAATTAAAAACAATAGTTTAAAAAAAGCAGCACCTATTATCACTGCAATCATACTAGGTGTTGTATCCGTAAATTTCACAGCACATATTTATAAAAACTCCGAGTTGCAAATTTACAATCTAATCTCACAAGTGCTTTATGCCTCAATGTTTATGTTAATTGGATATTCCATCCGCAATATAGCGTTAAACTTTAAAAATAACATGTTATCTATCGTGTTATTCGCTTTAGTGGTGCTATTATATTTAACCGGCGTTGCAAAACAAATGATAATGTCATGGAGCACTTATCCGTCTGGTTTTATTATTTCAAGCATTGTAGCACTATCTTGTATTTTATTAATATTCTTTGCAGCTCAACATATAAACAAAACTGTTCTATCCGCCTTTTTTATTGATGCCGGAAAATACTCTAGAAACATAATGTCATACCACCTCTGCATATTTGTAATGTTAGACATATGTTTTTCAACCATAGGCTTATGGGATATGAAGAATACAAAAACGCTTTCTCACTATCAAAGTTCATATTCTCAACTCTTGTATCCTTTCATCGCAGCGGTAGTCCCATTATACATAGCAAAAATATTATCGAGAGGGAAAAGCAAAATAATATCAATCACCTCTCAATAAAAAAATTAAATATGTAATCTAAAATTTTGGAGTGGTCGGCCAATGAATGTTAGGTGCGCTAGAGGTATCTACCGCTTCAAGCGCATCTAAATAATCAATCCAATCGTTATACTGATTTTTCTCATCATTTGTCAAACGCGCCATTGCTGCTTTACCAGGCCACTGCTTACTGTTCATAAAATAATTCGCTTGCTCAATCAGTTTATCTCTCTGGGCTTCAGCATACTCGATATGTTCTTCATGAGTAGGAGGAGGAGCGTCAACCCAACAGGGTAGATTATCCTTACTAACGCCTCTAATTTTCCCCTTTGGTGGAACGGATGTATACTCTTCAAATATCTTTTCGCTCACACTAATACCATCTTCTGGCCATTCACCAGAGATAATGTAGTTCTCTTTATATGCGATGTTGTAGAAAATATTTTCTGATGGGCTAAAAAAATAAATATCAATCATAATTAGTTACCTATCGCTAAATAGTACCCTGATTCATCTGCTGCTGCGGCTTGCTGCGTTCTGGAGGCGCAAACTGCTGTATATCCTGTTTTTGTAAATCCAGTAACCCCCCATACGTTAACTGCAGTATATTTGGTTGGCCCTGCGGCAGAAGCTTCTGTCAATAAAAATGATCTACAGGCAGTAGGAAAAGCAAAGGGAAATGTTCCAGATACGGCTCCTGTCATAGTGTTACTATTAGTGGTTTGCCCCCACTGCAAAATATTTCCTCCGGGCAGTGGACACCAATTAGCCCCGCCACCTCCCAAACCAAGGTATTGGAGAAGACCTGAAACACTTTTCCCGCTGAGATCAGACAGGGTGGTATCCAGAGGTTGCTTACCTGCCAGGGAGTTTGTAATTGTCGTGGCAAAATTAGGGTCATTACCCAGCGCCGCCGCCAGCTCATTTAGCGTGTCCAGTGCAGCCGGTGAAGATGCCACCAGTGCAGCAATAGCTGATTTCACAAAAGCAGTAGTTGCAATCTGCGTATTGTTCGCCGTCTGCGTCGCAGTAGGAGCTGTAGGCGTTCCGGTCAGCACAGGGTTTGCCAGCGGCGCCTTGAGCGCCAGCGCATTGTTTAACGCCGTTACCACTGCCTGCACAAAGGCCGTGTTTGCAAGCTGCGCGGAATTATTGCCTGCCGGTGCCGTCGGCGCTTTTGGCGTGCCGGTGAGTGTCGGACTGTCTTTTGGTGCATACTGCGAATGAGGATCAACAGCAGCAAGATGCTTTGCCATCAGGTCATCCACATACACCCTCAGCTCCAGTACCTTGTCATCCACATACTTGCGGGTTGCCAGAACCACAGCAGGGTCAATTTTCAGGGTGATGTTATCGGTGCTGCTGGTAATCAGTACCATACGCACGGTCTGCGTGCGTCCGCTGCCCTCCGCCAGCTTCGGCTTGTAGCTCTCCGGGCAGTTTCCCACAGCAATCAGTGCACCAGTTTCATCAAACAGGCCGACTTCACGGATCCACCACCCGCCCTCATTTTCCGGGATCACCTGCTCAGCAATAATCTGGCTGTTGTTCTGCGGGTCGATATACAGCATATTCAGCGCTGCGCGGCGCTCCTCAGCCACTAACGTGGTCTGTTGCGCGTTGGGTGTGGGCAGTACACCGCCACCGCTGCCCACCGCCATATGGGTAATTTTCAACGGGACACCGAGTGCGGCGGCGCTTGCCAGTTTCGCCGCGCCGATATCCGTCAGCAGGGTATAAAATTTTGCGCTCATGGGTTCACTCTCATTGTGTCAATAACATGGACCGCCCCGCCCTCATATGCGGTGCCGCCGGAAATAATGGTTTCGTTGATATACGGGTAGATCGTGATTTCTTCGCCGGTGTAGGTGGCTGCCACCACAAAATACGGGCCGCCTGTCTGCAGGTTGATGGACATGCCAGCCAGGTGACGGCTGCATGGTTTGGCGTCACCGATCAGGCGCTCCAGCTCCAGATAGGTTTCTTCTGTTATGCCCTGGTCCTGCACGCCAATATCCAGACGGAATGTCCCCGGCGTCTCGCCGGTCTGCCACCACTCAATGATGCGGATCAGGAAGCCGAACGGCTCCACCACACGCCGCACGGCACTGGTTGTCCCTTTGTGCTGATGGATATAAAAAGCGTCCTGCACAACGCGGCGCTTGACGCTTTCTGTCCAGCTCTCATCCCAGCGGTCAACAGAAAACGCCCAGGCCAGATAAGGCAGGAACCTGCTCGGGCAGGTTGCCGGGTTCCATAAATCGCGCAGCGATACCTGCAGATCGGAAATCCCGCTGCAGGTCTGCGCCAGTCGGCGCTCAAGCGGCGACGAACCCGGCGGCAACAGACTATTCATCCGTGCCCCCGTTGGTGACGATCCATTCAGTACAGGATGCCGCCTGCGTCTTATCCAGCACCACATCCTCCAGCGGGGACGTCAGCTCCACACGCTGGACGCCCTCCACGTGCAACGCGGCATAAATAGCGCTGCGGCGGATATCACGTCCCAGCCGCGTCTGACTGGCGATGTATTTCTGCAGACTGGCTTTTGCTTCTGCCATCACCGGCTCAGCCTCCGGCCCCGGATAAAGGAAGATCGTCGCATCCACGCTGTACGGAATAATTTCAGCGCTGCGCACCGTCAGGCGGTCTGCCACCGGGCGAACCTTTTCACTGTTAAGCGCCTGCTCAACCACTGCCAGCAGATCAGCCCCTGCCGTACCGTCACCCTCGCGGCTCAGTACGGTAAGCACCACCTCTGCCGGTGCCGGACTGGTTGCGCTGGCATCAGCCACCCGCCCGTCGGCACTTCTGGCGTGGAACTCATAGGCTCCCGTCGGCCCTGCAACGGACAGCCCCTCAAATGCTGCAGGAATGCGCTGGCGTAATGCTTCATCACTTTCCATCACTGCGGCGACCGGCGGCACCGAGTCATTATCTGCAGGGACTACCGTCAGGCGCTTCACGTTGCAGTTACCTGCCAGTTGTTCAAGGTCATTTCCCATGGAATAGGCCACCATGACCGCCTGCGCAGCCTCATTAATTCGCTGACGCAGCAGGATTTCGCGGTAGGTGCTTTCCTGCAGCTGCTTGGTGACGGGTTCAGATTCCAGTGCCAGCGTGCGCCGTACCGCGTCCTGCTCATCCGCCGGATAAAGGGCCACAAATGCGGCCTTGCGCTCAGCCAGCAGCGTCTCAAAATCCGGCACGTCCACTATCTGCGGCGCGGGCAGCTGGGAAAGGTCAATCACTGCCATTGTCTGCTCCTGTTGATACCGAAAGGGAAACCGGCGCGCCGTTGTTGCGCTGCCCGGTAAGCTCTACCACCATGGAGCCGTCAAAGCTGCTGCTGATGGTGATGGAATCCAGCGTAAGCCGTGGCTCCCAGCGACTCAGGGCCACATAGACCGCAGACATGACCTGCAGGCGTAGCGCCGGGTTCTGCGGCTGGTCAATCAGGGCAGACAGCAGGGAACCATATTCCCGGCGGGCGATCCGGCTGCCCTGCGGCGTCAGCAGAATATCCCGCACTGACTGGCGGAGATGGTCCGTATCAGTAATGGCCTTGCCGTTGCCCTGGCTCATGCCGATATACAGCGTCATACCGGACCTCCCGTGTTAGCGCCGCCTTTCAGAACTCCAGTATGCTCATGGTCATCAACTACGATCCCGTTAGAACTCATTGCGCCGCCGCCCTGGGTGACGCCGCCATTGATCACCACCTCGCTGTTAATGCGCGTGGTGTCAGCCTCCACCACAAACTCACCGGTTTTGTAGATGACGCTGTCTGATGCCTCGATCACCATGGATTTGATGCCCCTGACATGCCATCGTCCGGTGGCGGGTTCATACTCAAACCATCCCCCGTCCGGGTACTCCGTCACGCAGCCGCCCACAGAATCCGACGGTGGCGGAAACTGATTGGAGTAGATGGCGGGCAGCACAAAAGCGGTTTCCAGATTGCCGCCCATGCTCAGCACCACCACCTGCTCATCCGGCGACGGACACCACCACGTACGGGCACCACCGGCGCGCAGTGTCAGCCAGTTAATCCAGTTAGTTTCAAGCTCGCCCATTTTTACCCTGCACAGCCACTTTTCCCGGTCCACTTCGGTTACAGTGCCGATGCGGATCAGGTTGGTGATAAGGCGCATGATTTCGGTCAGTTGTGCATTCATAGATATATGATGACAGCTGAAAACTTGTTTATAACTTCTTGCAAATTGTGGTATCGATGGTACAAATTGATTAAAGGATAAAAAAACAACCAATAGGTGGATGAATGAGTGTTATGAATCCAATAAGTTCTAATATATTTAATGCTGAATTTTTAAATACCCCGGCAGCGGCACTTGCCGCATGGATTTCCATTATTGGAGCTGCTATAACTCTGGTGACGATAGTTATAAGAGCACTATTCAAATATAGAAAGTCTCATGATGTAATTTTGAAAAAATCAGGAATACCTGCGTTTATATTAAATTTTTTTCTTATACGAATATCATTAAAAAGGCTGCCTACTATCACATGGGCTGAAAAATCAATCGCGGTTCTCTTTTCACTTCTTTTTTTGTATGCAATTTATATTTTTGGTCCAGTTTTCATCCAAACCATTAGAACCCCACCAAATAGCACATTGCTTTATTGGATAAAGTCCGGTGAATCATTTTACATATCAAAAAAACTGGCGACTGCAGCTACAATATTAACCACTCCTGATTGGGAAATATCAAAGGATGATTGCGAACAGTCATCCTCTGCCAGTTCAGAGAAGTACAAATCATTAACTATCGAACATAAAGAAATTCTTTGTAAACTACTAACCACTGATGAAGGGAATGCTTACATTGATAAAGCAGTCAAGAAGTTCGTTAAAGACAAATTCTTTATCTATTCCTTTACCCCAATGACCATATTTATTCTATTATGGCTTTCTTTGGGTTTTATGCTGACCATTCACTATTCTAAAAAAGTCAGGAAATATATTCTAACTGAACAAAAAAGTGCAATTCATTGGGCAAATGGTGAATTCAAGACAGAAGGAATCTATTCAATATATCAAGAGTTAGAACGTAAGACTCACCATTAATACCTAACAGGCGGCGCTCTGCATAGCGGACCTCCGGGCCTTTATGGCTGACGCGGTCACGCAGGCCGTAGTGGTGAACCCGCGCAATACGTTGCACCTTACCCTCAAACTGCACGCTGGCAGAGTCCGCGTTGGCTGCAGTTTTCAGGTATTTTGTGGTGCGAAGCTTTGCAAACATCTGGCGTTTGATGCGTCCCTTCTTGCTGCGGGCTGTCACCCGGCGCGGCTCATAGCCGCTGCCATCAGGATTACGCTGCAGCCTGATGTTCTGCTGCTGCGTCCGGCGCAGCTGTTGCGCCAGTTGCCGCATCATACGACTGCGTGCTGCAGGCTCCAGATTTGCCAGCAGCGCCGTCAGCCAGTCATCCACCTTCTGCAGTTCATCCACGTTTCACCGTCCACATTTCTTCGGGTTCGTCCGGCTCCGGCACCGCTTCAACTCTTGACACTCTGCCGTCAGTGCTGACCAGCACACGCTCCGTCAGCTGCAGGTTCATGCTGATATCACACACATCATTACGCAGAATATCCACTTCAAAGGTGAACAGTTTTTCGCGCAGCTCCGGGTTGTTGATGGCGTCCGGCTGGTTCTCTCTGAGCCACAGCAACACGGGGGCCATCAGCAGATTCTGGTCACCGCTGAAATCCTCGATCACCACGTTCAGGGTGTAGCGGTATTCCCATGACATAGAGCTGGCACCGGTTGCCACCAGTGAGCCGTTATCAACGAAAAGGTGCAGCTTATCCGGGTTGTTGCGGACATACGCCACCGCTTTATTCAGGGCGCTGCGCAGGGACTGCGGTTTGTTCACTGTTTCGCTCCTGACACGCAACTATCGTGTCGACTTTGTCGGCACAGACCGCCCAGGCGGCCTCGGTTTCATCCAGTGCCGCATTCAGATCACCGTTACTGCGCGGCGCTGACCTTTCCAGGCGGCACTGCGTCACTCTGGGACAGCCACTCACGGTAAGCTGCACCTCCGGCGAAGGCCGGACGCTCCCGCAGCCTGATAATGTCAGCAGGCAAAGGAGCGTCAGCCCAGCGGCGCAAATCCTCGTTTTCACGTTTCAGTTCCTCGATCCGGCGCTGGCGGCTTCGCAGCAGCGCGGTGGTATGTTCCGCTGCCGCATAAAGCCGCGTCTGCTCCCGGCTGTTGGTTTCGGTCAGAATGGACAGGCCGATCAACTGACTGTTCTTCTTTGTCAGTTCCTGCGTTTTGCTTTTCAGCGCCGTGTCCTGCGTCTCGATGATGTGACTGGCATTGTTAAGCCGCCACAACTGCCAGCCCAGCGCCGCAATAGCCAGCACCAGCACGGCCGCCAGCAAGCGCGTCACGCCCCAGTTCCTTTTAAGCACCAGGCCAGTTCCCGCGCGCGGCGGTTCTCCAGACCTTTATTTTTCACACCGTTAACGTAAATCCAGCGCGGTAGCTGGTTGCATGCCTGCCACCACTGCTGGCGATTGATATATGACACCATGGTTGACCTGCAGATCGCGCCGGTCCCCACATTGAAACCAATGCTCACCAGCGCATCGTAGACATGTTGCGGGGGCTTAACCGTCAGGCAGGCATCCAGCCTTTTTTCAGTCAGTAGTACATTGTTTATTAACCCCTGCGCCGCCTGCCGTTCCGTGATAGCTTTCCCCGGCACCACCCCGGATGTATTTCCGATCCCGTCGGTCCAGACACCCGCGCTGCACTGATAAGGCTGCAGGCGGCATCCCTCGTAATCAGCAATCAGTTTCAGCCCCTCAACGGAGGTATGGAGCGACTGAAAACCGGGCAGCGTGGCGGCGATGGCCAGCGCCGCCCCGACCATGCAGCGCTTAACGATTGAAGGATTCATATTCCCCCCGCGAAATTTTGCCGCCACGCAGCAATTTGAAGGACTGGTGTTTGTAGTACCAGTTGATCGCCAGCATCAGCACGCCAATCAGGACGCCGCCAACCGTTGACACATCCTTGAGCGACAGATCGCCCAGCCATGCCAGCAGCACGGCGATGCAATAAGTGATAAAGGCGCTGATTCGTTCAAGCGTCATAAATTCAGTCCCATAGCTGGACGGTCTGCGCCGTGGTTGATGCCGGAATGTCCGGCAGATCCACCTGCAACCCGTGCGGTAAAAAGGGGCCGTATTCAGCCAGCCCCGGATTTGCCTGCAGAACCTGCTCCGTGACACCCTGCGTGCGCCCGTAATGACGCCAGCAAAGCGCGTCCACCGTGTCATACTGATGCGCACGCACTTTCATCAGATAAGCTCCACCGTACAGTGCGGTGCATCCTGCACCCGGCTGATAGCCCAACGGGCATCACGCCACAGATCACCGCTGGCCTCCGCCAGTTCTTCCCCTCGCTTCACGCCGGACGCCGTGGCGTCATAGTCCTGATAACGCTCATTGAGCACGGCGCGCGCCCAGCAAAAAACGGCGTTGTGGTAGTGCTGTATCCGCTCACTTTTGCCGTCCAGCATGTCCGCCGGAACCTCAGTCAGTGCCCGATAGCCCAGCATCTGCTGGCGGTTGCGGAATTCGTACAGCTCAGCGTTAACCTCAGAAATCGCCGTCAGCAGAACCTGCTTTAAACGCGGCTGCGTCACCGTGCCGTCAGTGCGCATCACACTGCGAAATTCCGCCAGGTCAACATCCGGCCAGAACGGCGTATTTTTGATGACCTCCGCCTGTTCCGGTGCCTGTTCGGGCGCAACAAACTTCATGCGGCTTTCTCCTGAAATAGAGGGCGGTGAACGGGGTTTTGATGAGGCTATGCCTTTCGCCACCCCGTGCCGCCCGTGCGCGGGGCACGTTCGTTAGCGGCTGTCATTGCGCAGTCTGCGCTCCAGCTGCTGCTTTTCTTTTTTCACGCCGCAACGGGAGTCCAGTTGCAGCGCATGGGTGAGGTGATTCAGGGCAGATGCCGGGTGGCTTTCGCTCAGCACAGCGCCGATGGCTTTATGCAGGCGCGCCCGCGACTGGTCCGGCATATCCAGATCGGTTGTCAGGTCCAGCGTCTGCAGGAGCAGATCGGCGTCAAAGCCGGTGGCGGCAAGCAGGGCACTTTGCGCCGCGTCTGCCATTTCTTCTGCCAGCACGGTCTGCACGTTGCGGTTGCCCAGCGGCATCACCCAGCCATGGCGCAGCGCATGGCGCCCGATTTCCAGCGCACCGGCATAGTCACCGGCATCGATGCGCCAGAGCATCACGTACATCAGCACGTCATCCTGCTGCGCAGCTCCGGCAGCCAGCACGCCGTCTGCCCAGGCGGCATATTTCGGCAGCAGCTCCACCTTAATCGCCGCCTTTTTCACCGTGGACTGGATGCCCCTGAGGCGGCGACGGTCTTCTGCCAGTTGCAGCAGCATCAGGTCATAGCCCGAGGCATGGCGAACACTGCCGCCCTCACGGGCGGCCTGTTCGGCCTGAATGCGCAGGCGGTGCTGCCGTGCGGGACTCAGGCTCATGCGTTACTCCCCACTCTCCGGTGCGGCTGGCACACTGAAATCACCAATTTCGATGTTTTCCACCAGTGCCGCACAACGGTAGTCCTCGACCACATACGCCTCGTTAACGGATTCAAAGTTTTCAATCCGGTCACGTTTCGGGTTGTCGATAACAGAACGGCGGCGGGTGTCTTCCTGCCAGTAGATAGACAAGTTATCCAGACGGGTGATCAGCAGCGCATTTGCCGGGAAGAAAGGCGCGCGAACGGCCTGCAGGCCGCCCATGCGTTTCTGACTGATGATCAGATCGGCGGCGATTTTCTCGCTGTTGTCCTGCTCTTTGTTAACCAGCGGGAAATATTTGTCGGACAGCAGTTCACGCCCGCAGACAACCACCAGATCGTCATCATCCTGGTAAACCACGTCGATCAGCTCGTTGACGGCATCCATCACCAGCGCGTCCAGGTTGGCGTAGTCGCCCTCCTTACCCACTTTCACTGCATCTTTGGTGGTTACGCCGTCTTTCGTCGCGCTGCCCATGACATGATCCGGCGCGTCTTCGCGGATTTTCTGCAGCCAGCCTTTATTGACGTCCTGCAGCAGTGGGTTTTCACCACGGTTAGACGTTTTGGCGCGCTTCTCGCCGTTAAAGCCAATCATGATGCGGTCCAGCGCCTGACGCTTGACGATGGCGTTGCGGATACGCACCTGGAAGTCCTGGAACTTCGCCCACAGGTCCAGTTTTGCGTAGGTCAGCACCGTATCAAAGTTGGTCTGTTCGCATTTATATTCCGCGTCCTCCATCAGCATCGGATCGGTAGGCTCGCGCTCTTTGGTGGTGGTGTCGGTGGTTCCGGCAATGGTGCTGCCAACACCCAGCCCCAGCAACTGACCGGACTGCTCAGTGACCGGTGTGATGTTAATCAACGTCAGGAAAGCGGCGGACTGCTGGATCTGGTCTTCCAGCGTCTGCTGTACCGTCGGCTCCACGGTGAATTTGCTGGAGAGTTCTTCAACCTCCACACCGTTCAGGCGCGCCAGTTGCTGCAGGTAGGCGTTAAAGGCAAAGCGGGTTTTCTTTTTCATCGGGTTTTATGCTCCATCAGCAATTGGTCAGGGTGCCTGCCGGTGCGTCACCACCCGGCGCGCGCTGGCGGTAGTCCTGGCGACTGTCTTCACGGCTCAGCTTCTGCTCAAGCTCAGCAAAGGCGGTCTGCTGCTCCTGCAGGGAAGACTCCAGCGCGGAAAGGCGTTCACCGTTTTCAGCCAGGGATTTATCGGTGCGTTCGCTCAGGTTCTGCTGCTCAGTAGCGACCAGCTCCACGGCCTGATGCACGTCAGAGAAACGCGCCTCATCGGTCTGCTCTTTTTTGGTGAACAGCGCGGTGACACGGGCAAACAGGGACGGTTTATCGTCGCGGGTTTCTTCCAGTTCGATCGCCGTTTCTTCGGCGGCGGTAAACAGGTTTTCAGGGTTCTGCTTGCGGTTCGCCAGTGGGTTGTGCGTGGCACTGGCGCTGAAGGTCAGCATTTCGGTGCCGAGACTCGCCGGATCGTCAGTCGCCGCCAGCCCCACAAGATAGGCTTTACCGGTGTCGGCAAACTTCGGGCTGACCTCCATGGAGGTAAACAGCTTCTGGCCTTTCTTCACCAGCGCCACCAGGGAGTCTGTCGGCTCCACATCGGCGTAAATTGCCATCTTGCCCGCCAGCGGACCGTCCTGGATTTCCTCTGCAACCAGCGCCGTCACTTTGCCGTAACGGTTGAAGGCACTGTCCGGGGAGTAAGACTTGATGTGCTCCAGGTTGATCAGCGCGGTGTAGACCGTCGGGTTGTAGCTGGCAGCCATCTGTTCCAGCCATTCACGCTGGATTTCGCGCCCATCGGTGGTGGCACCTTCCACCCCGATACGGAAACGCTTTGCTTTCACTATCATGAGCCGTGCTCCGTTAAAAATACTTACTGGAGCCTTATGGTTGCGGTGATGGGGGGCGTGAAACAACGCGCGGCGCTTGTAGGGTCAGTCACACAATCCGCCGCCGGGGAAAGCCGCCAGTCAAGGCCGTAGGCTTGTGTCATGAACACCACACTGACCCCCGCAGACCTCGATCCCCGTAGGCAGGCCATGCTGCTGTACTTTCAGGGATACCGTGTAGCCCGCATTGCTGAAATGCTGGGCGAGAAAGTTGCAACCGTTCACAGCTGGAAGAAGCGCGACGAGTGGGGCAAGTATGGCCCGCTGGATCAGATGCAGCTCACCACCGCCGCGCGTTACTGCCAGCTCATCATGAAGGAGCAGAAAGAAGGGAAAGACTTCAAAGAGATTGACCTGCTGGCGCGCCAGTCAGAGCGCCATGCCCGGATTGGCAAATTTAACGACGGCGGCAACGAGGCCGACCTTAACCCCAACGTGGCGAACCGCAACAAAGGCCCGCGTAAGCAGCCGGAAAAGAACCTGTTTACCGACGAGCAGATCGAGAAACTGCAGGAGGTTTTCCACCATTCGATGTTTGCCTACCAGCGCCACTGGTGGGAAGCAGGCAACCGCCACCGCATCCGCAACCTTCTCAAGTCACGCCAGATTGGCGCGACCTTCTTTTTTGCCCGTGAGGCGCTGATTGACGCCATCACCACCGGGCGCAACCAGATTTTCCTCTCCGCCAGTAAGGCCCAGGCGCACGTCTTTAAGCAGTACATCATCGACTTTGCCAAAGAGGTGGATGTGGAGCTGAAAGGCGACCCGATGACGCTCAGCAACGGCGCGTGTCTGTACTTCCTCGGCACCAACGCCCGCACGGCGCAGAGCTACCACGGCAATCTGTACCTGGATGAATATTTCTGGATACCGAAATTTCAGGAGCTTCGCAAGGTGGCCTCCGGGATGGCGATTCACAAGAAATGGCGCCAGACCTATTTTTCCACGCCGTCCAGCCTGACCCACAGCGCCTACCCGTTCTGGTCCGGCGCACTGTTCAACCGGGGCCGCGCCAAAGCGGACAAGGTGGATATTGACCTGACCCACGGCAGCCTGGCCCCCGGCCTGCTCTGCCCGGACGGACAGTATCGCCAGATCGTCACCGTGGAAGATGCGGTGCGCGGCGGCTGTAACCTGTTCGACATCGACCAGCTGCGCATGGAGTACAGCCCGGACGAATACCAGAACCTGCTGATGTGCGAATTTATCGACGATCTGGCGTCCGTGTTTCCGCTTAGCGAGCTGCAGGCATGCATGGTGGATAGCTGGGAGGTCTGGACTGATTTTCACGCACTGGCGCTGCGACCGTTTGGCTGGCGCGAAGTGTGGATCGGCTATGACCCGGCGAAAGGCACACAGAACGGCGACAGCGCAGGCTGCGTGGTGATGGCCCCGCCTGCCGTGCCGGGCGGCAAGTTCCGCATTCTTGAACGTCACCAGTGGCGCGGGATGGACTTCCGCGCCCAGGCTGACGCCATCAAAAAACTGACCCAGCAGTACAACGTAACCTATATCGGCATCGACTCGACCGGCGTCGGTCACGGTGTTTACGAGAACGTGAAAGCGTTCTTTCCTGCCGTCCGGGAGTTTGTCTACAACCCCAACGTCAAAAACGCCCTGGTGCTCAAGGCATACGACATTATCAGCCACCGCCGTCTGGAGTTTGACGCCGGACACACCGACATCGCGCAGTCCTTTATGGCAATCCGCCGGGCTACCACAGCCAGCGGTAACCGCCCAACCTACGAAGCCAGCCGCAGCGAAGAAGCCAGCCACGCCGATTTGGCCTGGGCAACGATGCACGCACTGTTTAACGAACCGCTGCAGGGCGAATCCGCCAATACCAGCAATATTGTGGAGATTTTTTGATGGGTAAGAGTAAGAAAAACCGCACTGCAGTTAAGCACCGCAGCGGCGCATCCGCAGAAGCATTCAGCTTTGGTGATCCGATCCCGGTTCTGGACCGCCGTGAGCTGCTTGATTACGTGGAGTGCGTGCAGATGGACCGCTGGTATGAACCGCCAGTAAGTTTTGACGGGCTGGCGCGCACCTACCGTGCGGCCGTGCATCACAGCTCACCCATTGCCGTTAAACGCAACATTCTGACCAGCACCTTTATTCCGCACCCTCTGCTGAGTCAGCAGGCATTCAGCCGGTTTGTGCAGGACTATCTGGTATTCGGTAACGCCTATCTGGAGAAGCGCACCAACCGCCTCGGCGGTATTCTGTCGCTGGAGCCATCGCTGGCGAAATATACCCGCCGTGGTCTGGATCTCGATACCTACTGGTTTGTGCAATACGGTATGACCACACAGCCCTACGAGTTCACCAAAGGCAGTATCTTTCACCTGATGGAGCCGGATTTAAACCAGGAGATTTACGGCCTGCCGGAATACTTGTCCGCCATCCCTTCCGCCCTGCTGAATGAGTCTGCCACGCTGTTCCGCCGCAAGTATTACATCAACGGCAGCCATGCGGGATTCATCATGTATATGACTGACGCCGCACAGAACCAGGAGGACGTGAACAACATCCGGCAGGCAATGAAAAGCGCCAAAGGGCCGGGCAACTTCCGCAATCTGTTTATGTACTCGCCGAACGGCAAAAAGGACGGGATTCAGATTATCCCGCTGTCAGAAGTCGCGGCAAAGGATGAGTTTCTGAACATCAAAAACGTGAGTCGGGACGATATGATGGCAGCACATCGCGTTCCGCCACAGATGATGGGGATTATGCCAAGTAACGTTGGTGGGTTTGGGGATGTGGAGAAAGCCAGCAAGGTTTTCGTTAGAAATGAACTTATCCCGCTCCAAAAAAGAATATCGGAAGTTAATGAATGGTTAGGTGAAAATGCTATAACTTTTGTGGAATATCTATTATAGAAAAATCTTTGAGGTGTTCTTCGAACACCTCTCTTTAAATCAGCCAATCTAATTAAGCTCTTTAACAAAATTGCGTACACGCCTTCTATTCATCTCACTTTCATAAGAAATCACTGTGAGCGCCCACTTAACCTTATCATCTATTATACGATATTTCTCATCACCTCCACATATCTCACCAAATAGAAGACCTCCTTTTATAGCCTTATACAAATCTTCACCGCGGACCGTTTTAATAATACGATAATAATCTTCAACATAGACACTACATAGGTAATCAACATCTTCATGACTCCAACTATGGTCGTTATAAACTCGCAGTAGAACTTCACTTAAGGATCCCTGTTGATTTGTTTTTTTACGTGAAAAGCATTATTAAATTTATCGACAAGCTCGCCATCTTCTAATGCGCTGAACAATGACCTGTTTTGCACATTGAATAATTCAATCTCATCGCCCCGCCCCTCAATATAGACATCTATAATATGCGATGCCTTACTACCTTCTCCAAAGTCTCGAAAAAAACAAACTAGGTTATCTAAGTTGTTAGGTGTTATAGTTTTAAAGTTATCTAAAAAACTTTGATATAATGAATTTATAACTTCAGACTGATTGTTATCAAATGAGTCGCGATATAACCCCCAAGCAATAGTGAAGTTATCTCTAGACTTTCCATCTAGAACTAACTCATTCATCTTTTTGATTTCATCATCTAGCATTAACTTATTATAATACCCATCCTTAACAGCACTAATAAGGATCCTATCCAAGTCAGATGTGTTGTGATATTTGTATTTATTGATAATTTCCTTCCAAGCTAGTTTCTTTGAGTCATTGTCTTTTTCATTGTTAAATGAACCATAGAACATAAATTCATCTTTTTCTATAAACTGTATCGGAGGTACTAATTCATCATCATTAAAACAATAATAGCTCCATGAAAAAAGTACAATAGAATGCATAATGGAGTACAAAATACCATCATCCATATTCTTAGTATGAAGATACGCCTCATCGATTAAACGTTCTATTTTTTTTAGCACACGGATATTAGTTATTCCGACACTTGAGGTTAAAGATCTCAAATCATCATGAAATCTTTTTTTTCCGTCATACGCGATTTGCGCACACTCATAAGGTGTTGGTTTAAACGTAAATTCAATATCAATTACTTTTTCTTTATAAGTTTCATAGTCCTTAGTTTCACTAGTCCCATCATTTAATAGCAATACCACTTTGCATTTTTTTTGTTCTTTAAGATGTGAAACCAATCCTAATACATCCTTCAACGGCAATCCATCGCCTTTCCTCTCTAAATCATCTATGCATACTATAATATTTTTTAGAGACATAAATGACAATGCTTCTAAGGCTGGTGCAAAATCTTTCACATAAGGCATGTTTTTCACAAAGTTCATTGCCTTTCTACCAAAACCCTCTGACAGAGCCAATGCATTTTGTTTAAAAGTTTCAATATTTGGCTCGATACCAATTGAAGATGTTGGAATCGCATTTTCAAATATAGAATACTTTAAGGCATCAAGAGAGTTCACTCCGAATAATGACACGTATGAATATCGTTCAAATTCTATATTAACTTCCTGCTTCGCTGTTTGTAAAAAATTATTCCAGCCATAGGTCTTTCCTACACCCCACTTACCTTTTATCGCTACTACCGCTGATTCTTCATTATTAAGAAAATTAAATATTTGCTCGCGAACTATAGCTATTGACATGATCTCATCCTTTTATCTAAGCAAGCAACATAAAGAGCCTGATATTATCTCATTTTTTAGAAATGATCCCCTCTGCGCGCGCTCGTATCCCCGCCACGCCTGCCCGCTTTATGGAGTGGTTTTCATGCAGGTGCATGATGGGCCGGAAATCGCGCCAGTTCTGGCGACTCCGACCCGTTGCGATCCTTTTTGGATCATGCGAATCCATGCACCATAGACATGCACCGCTTATTCAAACCGCAGGATGCCATATGGGAGGGAGTTTCCCATGGTGCGAAATCACTAATGCGTACTCTCATCCTGCCCTACTCCATATTCATCCAGCCGGGTAACCAGATCGCTCGTCAGTTCTGACAACCACGAAATCGCCACCTCTTTATCGTCATCGCTACAGTCTGAACTGGCAACCAGCCGGGCCATAAGTTCTATCCGCTGCAGTGCAAGTGACTCCATGAACAAATCGTTCACAACTCCCTCCCAATATTACTGTTTATATATACAGTACATCATATGCATTTAAAGCTGAAATAATTTTTTACTCAGCTAACCCTTTGATTAATAGATAGCCTCATTTCAGACCGTCTTAGTACCACTGCCGCCATTTGTCATCCTCCTGCAGACGCTGATCCCGGTAGAAAAGGCGTAGCCCGGCTCCGGATGGGATGCTACCGCCTCGTAAAAGCAGATCCACTTCCGCATCACTTGCATCAAATCCTCTGGAACTCAGTTCTGCCTCGAGCTGCAGTCGTTGCTGTTCTGAAATGCTCTGTTTGTATGCTTTTTTCCGCTTCGGTTTTACCAGTCTCAACCTAGCGGTGAGTTCCCACCGTTCCTTCTGGCTCATGTTGTGCAAGTAATCCTGCAACTCCTTCTCATCCATGGATTTAATATCGGGTAAATCCCCTTCTGCCTGGTTCAAATTTTCAACAGGGGGACAGTTATTGCCACGAGTCCAAGGGGCGCAAGCGCCCTGGTCGGCTGTCGCCTCCTGAACGTCAACGGCCTTGCGAACCATTTTCCACTTCACCGCGTGCGTGCAAATCTTGCCCTCTGCAATCGGGGACCAGATGCCATAAATACGGATACCGTGATCGCCGTAGGCGCTCGGCTCGTCGTTAAGCTCGTAGGCCGTTCTGACAAGGTGATGTTTGCGGGGAACCAGCACGCCACCCTGTTTCATAATGTAGGTGGCAAAGCAGCCCGCATCAGCAGCAGCCAGTACCGCATCCAGACGCGGGTTATCCAGTACCGGCGCGCCCGCTTTGCGCTCGCCCTGCACTCTGGCGGCCTGACCAGCCAGCAAACGCAGCTCGCGGTATGCCTGGCGCCCCGGAATACCAAAGAAGCGAAACTGTTGGACGCGATGCAGTGACGCCCATGCACTAACATGCTCGGCGCTGTCGCGCAGCGATCTGCCGGTTTCTTTGCTGATTTCTTTAGCCAGTCCGCGCCCGTCAATATTCTTGCTGATGTATTTGGCGATATAGCTGGTCGGCGTGCCCTTACGCGGGTTGATAAGCTCGGATTTGAAGCGCGGCCCCGTGTTGTTGCCCAGCTCCTCGCGGTCTTCACGAATGGCAAATTTACGCAGCAGCGCGGTAATGGATCGACGGTCTTTTTTGCGCATGAAGCACAGCAGGTGCCAGTGCACGGTACCGTCATGGTGCGGTTCTGCAACGCGGACGCCATACCAGCGCAGCCCGGCTTTGTGCATTGCCTTGCGGAAAGCGGCGAACGTATCAACCAGGTAATCACTGCTCTGGCGGACTGTGGCGCTGGTCCACTTCGGATTTGGTCTGCCGTTGTTAAGGGTTGCGTGGAAGCGTGACGGGCAGGTGATGGTATAGAACACAGCGCAGTCTCCGCGCATTTCCGCGATCAGCTCCAGCCCTTTCACACAGGCCATCATTTCATTACGACGGTGCGCCGGGTTGCTGCTGCTGGCGTTCACCACGTCTTCCATATCCAGCGTGTCGCCGTCTGCATTAACCAGCTCGTGCGACTGGAAAAACTCCAGCGATTTGCGGCGCTGCTCGCGTTTGTGGATCACGGTTTCATAGCTGACATACGGCGATGCTTTCTTGTTAACCAGGCATACTGCACGCAGTTGTTCCTCCCGCCATTCACAGCGCATCTGCCACAGCTTGCGATACCACCAGTCTGCGCACAGCATACGTGCAAGCGAAGGTGGGATAAGCTCATAAGGCACGGGTTTACGGCGGCGTTTCTTGCGGCGCAGTTTCTCAAATGCAGGTGGTATAACTTCAAGTCGCATAGTTTCTGCAGCGACTTTTTCCCATGTCTGCCTGATTTCTTCCAGTTCTACATCATCACTTGCAGACAGATCGCCCCAACCCGCATCAAGACACATGCTCATGTGTGCCGCAACCAGCGTGGAAAGACGTTTGACCTGATCCTGATTCATTTCGGGCAGAACCAGCAGCCCCTCCAGTCCATCATGGCTCGCCATGAACCGGAATGAAGCAGACACCTGACTATCACGCACGCACTCCAGCCGTTCAATACACGGTCTGATAGTTTCGCGCAGGTAGCGGGAATACGCTTTCGGGCGTCCCAGGCTATGGAAGTATTTAATCCGCTCCAGCAAAGGCTTGCTGATATGGGTGGGCATGGCGCTTACATCAGCCAGGATAACCAAATCGGGGTTAACGCGTTGCTGCTCGCGGGCCATTTTGGCATGGCTAATCAGCCGATCCTGTTCCATTTCACGCTGGACAGGATCTCTGGATTCATTGAAGAAATAACGTTCCCAGACCTCATCACTCAACGCCTCACGGCGCAGTTGCTCCTGCTCGTTATCAGTAGCGTAAAGAGTGATCAGGTTTGAAAGCGCAGACTCCGGCGCAACTTCCGCCGGGTCCAGATACGGATTAACCGCTTTTTTTGGGGTATTCCATGGAAAGGCCACGGCGGCCTCGATCGGGCCGCTTTTGTCTCTTGCTAATTTTAGCGTCACTGGGAGACTCCAAGGCTCACAAAGCACCTCGGGTGTAGTGCTTACCTTTCAGCTCTGCAATTTCCTGACAGGTAACGCAGCACTGCACACCCGGGATGGCTCGGCGGCGAGCTGGCGGGATTGGTGCATCGCAATCAACGCAGAGAACACGGGAAACGCCCGGCACTTTGGCGCGGGCGTTGTGGATGTGGCGCTGGAGATCTTCTTCCACGCGCTGCTGCACGAGGTCCATTGAATCAGCCATCAGTGCCAGTCCCCCCGAGATTCCGCTTCACAGCGCGCAGCTTCGCGGCGCAGTAGCTCTGCTGCCTCCACCCCGTTCATTTCCTTCTGCAGAATATGAATCGCCAACGCTTCCATTCGGATTGAAACGGCTAAAGCACGATCCTTGCGCTCATCCATACGCGCCTCAGTAAGCAACAGATTGAGGCCTGCATCATCTGGTCCTGTTTTGGTGACACGGGTTTCAATATTTCGCATAGTTGTTTCTCCTGAATTTGGGCAATAAGAAGCCCGGCGGGTTTACGCCATTAATTTCTGTTGTGGATTAATTCGGCATGGTTAGCCGTTTGGGAAATAAGCTCACCACTGCACGAAAATGATTCATTGCTTTAATCAGCTCCCGCGTTTCGTCAGTGGTCAGCTCATTAATTTTGACGCTGTGACGTTCTGCCGGAATTTTTGCCATATAAAATATGGCTGCCAGTGCCCTCTCATTCTGTTTATTGTTAACGTCCCTTGGGTCACGCATATCCTCAATAAATCTTTCAAGCTCCGACTCAATATTCAGGCCAAACACTTTTGCTCGTAATTCCGCAATATGGTTCAGTCCGTCCAGGCGTTTACCGGGGCTTAATGGAACAGTCGCCGCAGCGCCTTCGATAGCCATGTGTTCCCCTTTTTGGTTGTAGACAGTTCAGCCAGCAGCGCATCCTGAGAGCGGCACGGATGCCAGCGCTTGCCATCCTTCCCCATAATCCAACCATGACCGCAGTGCATTGCAGGACTTGGCTTAACGAGAAGCGATGCAAAAGAAGGTTCTTTAGTCAGCATAACCACCTCAGATCAGCCCGAACGAAGCGCCGAGGCCCGTCACGGTATCCACCGCGCTTGCCATCGCCGGATTAACCTGCAAACGCGCATGCAATGAAACTGCAGTGAGTGCCATCAAGCGCGTAACAGAGTTGATGCTGTTGATAACATCGCGGCGGCCTGCACTGGTTTTTACATCACCGGATACTGCGCCTGCAGCTACTCGCCCAATCTCCGCAGTTGCGCTCATGACGTAATGCGGCAGGTTCTCTTTTGCCACTTCATTCAATGGCACACACGGCAGGCAATGGATTTGAGCCAGAAAACCGTCAACCAGCGTTGAGTCCTCTGTGATATCAGTCAGCAGCCAGATCTCCGGCGGAGTGAGTTGATGTGGTTGGTCTGGGTTCAGTTTGTTGCGCAGAGTCTGGACGTTCATTCCTGCACGTTCCGCCAGCTTCGCCATGTTGTGACGCAGCGCGAAAGTCCGACAGGAGTCATCAAAGTGCGGATGTTTGGAAATCTTATAATCAAACATGTAAGCCCCTTAGAAAGTTCTCATAATTGAACTTACTGGCCAACAATGACGCGGAAGTTGGAATGACCGAGGGATTCACGAACCTGGTCGGTTTTGTACATCAGATAACGAAGGCTTACGCGACCTTTGTTTTTTTCCTTCTTGACCATGTATTTAGCAAGCTGACCATGGTGGATCTTTTGGTAAACAGAACCACGGGAAATACCTTCCCACTCCGCGAACTCTGCGGGCGTAGCCATCTCTTTTGGTACACGAATTGAAATATCAGTACTCATAGTGCAGTATCTCTCGATTAAGGTTTGGTTTACGTCGTTTTATCTTATTTTATTTGATTCAATAATTGATACATCGAGATACTACGATCCAATATTTGATACGTCAACAGGATTGAAAAATGATACACGTGAAAGCGGGCGAGAATACCGGGGGAAGAGAGGCTATCCATAGGCTAATGGCTGCCTACGATTTCAAGTCCAGACAGCAACTGTGCGATCACCTGGGCGCATCAAAAAGCACTATGGCAAACAGATACTTAAGAGATAGTTTTCCGGCGGAATGGGTGATTCAGTGCGCTCTGGAGACAGGTGTTTCTTTACTCTGGCTAACAACCGGTCAGGGCGAGCCAAGTTCAAATATTGATTCGAAAAAAAATATCAATTTCGTGAACTCTGGCAAAGTCAAACCCCTTTCTGAGCTTGTTTCCCCCGAAATTGATAAGGCAACTCTCAACGGTGGCTTATTGGTCGATGCTGGAAAAGCAATCATTGATAGCAGCCTGCTCCCCTCAGACTCAAGCAACCTATTGCTGGTGAATACTTCTGGAGATTCTTATTTAGTGGACCGCAGCCAAACACCTCCAGTTAACGGTATGTGGTTGGTAGATATCGACGGAATAAAAAGCATCGTGAAGTTAACACGGCTACCAGGAAACAGATTGGTGGTCCATCAAGACGAATCATCCTTTGAGTGCAGCCTTGATGATATCGAGGTAGTAGGCCGCGCTTTAAAAATAATTAAGAGCCTTTGATATGACCATCAGAAAGCAGCCAAACGGAAAATGGTTGTGTGAATGCTACCCGAACGGGCGCGACGGCAAGCGTGTGCGCAAACAATTTTCGACAAAAGGCGAGGCCATAGCATTCGAAAACTTCACCATGGATGAAGTGAACAAAAAACCATGGCTAGGGGAAAAGGAAGATCGGCGGAATCTGTCAGAAGTGATAGAGCAATGGCACTCACTCTACGGACAAACGCTTGCAGACCCCAAACGCCTGATGGCGAAACTCAACATTATTTGTAATGGTCTTGGCGATCCCATCGCCTCAGAGTTAACCGCCGGTGATTTTACGAAATACCGCGAAGCGCGGTTAAAAGGTGAAGTGCGAAATGAAGAGGGCGCACTTATGTCGCCGGTTAAGCCCCGCACGGTAAACCTTGAACAACGCAACCTATCATCGGTTTTTGGCACACTGAAAAAGCTGGGCCACTGGTCAGCGCCCAATCCGCTCGCCGGATTGCCAACATTTAAAATCGCTGAGGGCGAACTGGCATTCCTGGCCCCGGAAGAAATTAAACGCCTGCTGGATGCCTGCGCTGATTCTCAAAGCCCCAGCCTGCTGATGATTGCAAAAATATGCCTGGCCACCGGCGCACGCTGGAGTGAAGCCGAAAACCTGCAGGGCCATCAGTTATCGAAATACCGGATCACCTACACAAAGACCAAAGGCAAGAAAAACCGAACCGTGCCAATATCTCAGAAACTGCACGATGAACTCCCCAAAAACAGAGGGAAGCTATTCACCCCATGCAGAAAAGCCTTTGAGCGTGCAGTGAAGCGAGCTGGTATCGACCTGCCAGAAGGTCAATGTACTCATGTGCTTCGGCATACATTCGCCAGTCACTTTATGATGAACGGCGGAAACATACTGGTACTGCGCGATATTCTTGGTCACTCTGATATTAAAATGACAATGGTCTATGCACACTTCGCTCCAGACCATTTAGAAGATGCAGTGACGAAAAACCCACTTGCTATGTTGGAAGTTTAATATGGACAAAAGCTTAGTAGCTCTTTTTTACTTTTCGTTTTTATTTTTAAGTTTTTTTGTTTTTATTAAGTATCGACTTTACGAACTCGATCATAGAAGCTTATTCCAGCAACCTCTTTTTTGGGCTGCAATTGCACTCCCCTTACTCACTTGTTTTTTCTTAGGCTCATTAGTTTGGATAGATAAAATCCACTCCTTCAGTCTTACAAGTCATGGTTACGAAAGATTTCTTGAAATATCTAAATTGCCATTACTGGTTCTAGCTTCATCTGTTCCCCTAGTTTCAATAGTTAATAACCTTCACAGAACGAAACAAACAGAAAAACAAATTTCAGAGGCCGAACAAAAAAACAGAGTAGATCTATATTATAACCATATGAAATTCAACTTAGATTTGTATAAAAAAATTGAAACAAAAAAAAATTATCAGCTACTACCCTGTAGTGGATGCCCACAAAGAAGCTATATATCAGCATTATATCAAACATCCACAAGAGCTTTACAGGAAAGCATACCCTCAATCTACCCCTGATAATTCACAACAATTGAAAATCAATGATAACTTTGTTATAGAACTACATAAGTGCTGGATTGAAATTAATGCCAGACTTAAACAATTATCAGAAAGCGAAACTCAACTAGATCCAACTCAAGAATTTTGTACTTCAAAGATGAGAATTTTCTTTGGAATAATGAGTATTTATGTAAAGACTTGCAAGCATCTTTGCTTGGGTGGATTTCATGACCAAAAGTCATTCATTTTGAATGATAATTATGATAAGTATCAAATTTATTCACCGTTCTATGACTTTGGTACAATGTACCAATCTCTGCAATCTCTAGAAGAGATCACATTCGCTTTCTTAGATACCTGCAGAAATGAAGAGGTTAATTTATATTTCCCATTGGACGACAAAATTCTGATTTATGGTGAAGGGATTCTACAAAATTGGTATGGATACTCTCGATTCTTGATTTCTACCGCCTATCAGCCCGCAAAGATGGTGCGTTTACAACCGCTGATGCGTGAATGAAGATGGCGGCATTTTGGCGGCAGAGCATTAAAAACGAGTAAAACGGACAAATATGGAATAACACTAACATACTGTTTTTAAACACAACTAACTGTTTTCATTATAGTAAAAATGGTATGTAGGAATTTCGGACGCGGGTTCAACTCCCGCCAGCTCCACCACTTTTTAGTTGTTTGAAGTTCAATGAAGTCTACTAAGCCCACACAGCACAAGCTCTGCGGGCTTTTTTACGTCTATTGTCGTCCAGTGAGAATTGCTGAGAACTACGAGTTATGGCACCCTGAATGGGACCCACTAAGAAGGGTCCAAAAACCGAGGGTCCCAAAATGGCAAAAATCGCTAAGAAGCTCACTGACACTGAAATCAAAAGCACCAAGCCAGCCGATAAAGAAATCAACTTGTTTGACGGTGATGGTCTGATTCTACGAATCGCTCCTTTGGCGAAAGGAGGCAAGAAAAATTGGTATTTCAGGTATGCAGTACCAGTGAGCAAGAAAAGAACCAAAATGAGCCTTGGGACATATCCTCACCTTACCCTTGCAAGAGCCAGAGCCTTACGTGATGAATATCTCTCCTTTCTGGCAAATGGTGTTGATCCCCAAATCCATAACAACGATAAGGCGAAGGCATTAAAGAGTGCTACTGAGCACACTCTCCAAGCCGTAGCGCGGAAATGGTTAGATGAGAAGGTAAAGACATCAGGTATCTCACAAGACCATGCAGCAGACATCTGGCGCAGCTTAGAGAGAAATGTCTTTCCCGGTCTGGGTAATGTCCCTATCAATGAGATCCGACCTAAGCTCTTAAAACAACACCTTGATCCTATTGAGCAACGAGGCGTATTGGAAACTCTACGCCGTATCATTTCACGTCTGAATGAAATCTTCCGGTGGGCAGCTACTGAAGAACTTATTGAGTTCAACCCGGCTGACAACCTTGGTCAAAGATTCAGTAAACCAAAAAAGCAAAATATGCCTGCCCTTCCCCCAAGCGAATTGCCAAGGTTTATGGAATCTTTGACGAATGCGTCAATCCGGTTGGAAACACGTATGCTAATTGAATGGCAATTGTTGACATGGGTTCGTCCGGGTGAAGCCGTTCGCGCAAGGTGGTCTGATATTGATACAACCAACAGCATTTGGAACATTCCTGCTGATTTCATGAAAATGAAAAAGCTTCACAAAGTTCCTTTGAGTAAAGAAGCTTTGCGCATCCTTGAATTAATGAAATCAATAAGTGGGCATAGAGAATGGGTTTTCCCCAGCATAAAAGCGCCTCTTAATCATATGCATGAACAAACAGCCAACGCAGCTATCATCCGAATGGGGTTCGGAGGCGAGCTTGTAGCTCACGGTATGCGTTCTATTGCACGAACAGCGGCAGAGGAGTCTGGTAAATTCAGAGCTGAAGTTCTTGAGGCAGCGCTTGCCCACTCGAAAAAAGATGAAATTATCGCAGCATACAATCGTGCAGAATATCTGATAGAGCGACAGAGTTTGATGCAATGGTGGAGTGATTACGTTCAAGCTCAAAGATCAAATGCTCTGGTAGCCTAAGTATCAGAATAGCTAATATAATCCTGAAGGTAAAGAAAATGGAAACCCTATTCAAAGTTTTTGAAAAATTTAGTTCCAGACCACTTTTTTTTATTTTTTTCGGACTCTCACTTTGTGAATTTTTTCAGAAACAATCTGTTCTGATGAATCCATCAGCAGATAACATCGCGAAATTATTCGCAGCCATGATATTAGTTGTTTTTTTTACTTGGGGATTTGAATGGCTAATCTTCAAGTTCAATGTAAACCTTGAACCTCATGATCAAGGCGATATTGGACCAACAATTGGAACGGCTACTTTAGCTGTATACTTAGTTTATGCCTTTCACTTTCTCAGTGAAAATCCTGAAGCATTAAATTTAAAGTTATTAACTAACTCTGGCTTTATATACAGCACAACTCTATTATTATTCTCATTAGAATGCATGAAGCTTAGAAGACTTAAACAAAAATAAACAACATCATTGTGATGATAAATATAAAATAGGCATGGCGAAAAAAAATCACCACGCCTAAAATATAATAATTATGGTAGCATCATTGATACATAATCCACACCAATCCTTGAGCTATACTGAGACGCTATAGCCTGATATCTTTCTGCATAACCAGTTCTCAGTTGAGATTTAAGTTTGAGTCGGACAGGAACATTTTGCACGTTGCCATCCATATTACTTAAAAACACGGCAGAAATAATATTTTTTTCTTCGCCATCAACTGTTGTTCCATGATTCAACACCACCATATAATCAACAACAGGAAGCGTTTTATCCCCTTCGAAAATAGAGAGATATTTTCTTTGATTTTTATGCATTACATATATATATTTCGAATGTTCAGCAAATGGCAATGCTTTACTCTGACTGGCGTTAAAAAGCTCCAGAACTTTAATGAGCCTGTGCGGACTTAATCTTACATGGTGAGGGTCGTTACCCTGAGTAGGAACCAAATCACATGCCGCAGATACACATAAATACCATTTGTTCGACTCTGTATCAAAGAAAATAGTGCCAGTAGAAATATGACCATCTTCAAAATTCTTTGAAGACAAATTCATATTTAAAGCATGATACATTTCGTGATAAGTATCATTATTTGATGGCAGATCCATTTTTGAAGAGCAATATTGGAGCAATGCAGCAACTCCGCTGTTAGCGTATTCATTTGAATAGCTATCAAAAACACTTTTGATAAATTCATCCAGCGTATTATTATTTTTAAGTCTTTGATAAAGCTCTTCTGATAAATTACCAAATACAAAGTCAATATTTCTACATCTAATATCAGGCGAGTCTGATTTTAATATCTCATTTAACCACGCAGCTTGACCGTAATGATCGTTAGCCAAATGATTTACAAAAGATAAAGCCTCAGCTTCGATTGCATTCTGAATTTCAGATTTTATTAACTGATAATAAGATGGTTTCCATTCAATGAGAGAATCATTGAGAGTTTGCCAAATCCTATCTCCATCGTTTTCATGATCATCTTGAACCTTATGAAATAGGGAGACAAAGATATTACCACATTGAATCCATTTTACTCCGCTTTCATCACCCCGAATGACATTGCCAGATGTGTTGCTAGAAATAATTGCATTTCTAGACACAGCATATTCTGCAATCATTTTTGCAATGAAGTTTTTATCCTTTTGATCCTCCAACACAGCATCATCATGTATTAATCTTTTAATTCTTCTACAAGGCTTACTGTCTTTAATATAGGCTATTGTTTCATCTCTTGTGAGAGCTTTATTACCATTATCATTTAAGTTCGGTAATACAACGTCTTCCCAATAACTTTGGACATCTTCATTATCGTAGTCAATGATCAAGCTGTTGATATCCAGAGCACCTTTGAGAGTCGATGATATCTGCATCCAAACCGTTTCTAAATTCTCTCTAGTATATATTACAATCATATTTAAATGATCGGAGTCTTTCAAATCTTGTAATAGTTTAAGTGTTTTATCAGGTGCATTATTATCAAGATGATAATCTACAATAATAAGATCTGATTTCCTAATCCGATCCACATCGAAATTAACAGAACCATTGTCAACATCACAAATCATATTTTTAGATTGAAAAAAGCTCTCAAGAGTAGCGGCTCGTTTAGATGAGTCAATTTTGTTGTAGTCTAAATCAACTTCGTTATTCAACGCCCTGATTGATTCAGAATACGTCAGAAAATCGTCATCAATCATGACAACGGAACGAATTGCATTTTCGCAGAAAGTTTTCTGGACAAGAGAATTATAATTTGCCACTGTCATATTAGAACTCCACTCCATTGAACTGGATCACAAAATTAGCGCCATCTTTTATTAAATAGTTATCGCCTTCATCAGGTTCTGAATACCATATTTTATGATGTGCAACAGCAAGGTTTTCTCGACATAGATACAGACCTACCCCATGTCCATTTGCTCTTTTGCTATAAAATAGTTCAAATAGTCGCGGGATATCATCGGTATCAATTGCCGGACCAGAATTTGCTATGATAACCAAAGAATTCACAAAACCAATCTTTATGAGCCTATTATTTGACAGACTGACCCAATACATTGCATTGTTGATAATATTAGTAAAAACAGGATAGATCCTTGATGGTATATCTGTTATTGCGATTTGCTTAAACTCTTCACTAAATTCAATAGTTATTCGTTGCCGTTCGAAACGCTCCCCAAAGAACTTCAGGACATAATCCATGATATTTTTTCCAGTTATTCTCTGCCTGGATTGATAACCTGATATTTTCAAAGGTGATAAGAAACGTATTTGTTGAGTAAGCGATCTGTGAGCATTTAACGCCAATGAAAAACCAGGGTGTTCTTTTACAGAAGTAGGAAGAGAGTTTAGTCCTCTGGTTACCATAGAATCCATTTCTTCAAGTTCATGAGATGTTATCTCAACACTAATACCTAACTGTGCAAGCGCGTTTAAACTTTTAGCTTTTTCTTCAAAATATGAGCGTTCTTCTTCAGATAATGAGAATGCTGAATCTAAGTTTATACCTTCAAATAATCTATCGAGACCTTTTATTATTGATTGATATTTGAAAGTTAGGGTATCAACTGACTCAACATATAAACTATCGAGCAAATTAAACACATTTTCAATTTGTGAATCATTATCTATTGAATCAACAACTGATATAGTTTTAGCATAATAATCACTTCGATCAACCTTTATTTCATCGGCCCATTTTTTTAAAAGAGAATGTATCTTCTCCTCTATCGTGTTATTAAACTTAGTTAGTTTAGAATTAATAATACCTTGATTTTTTTCAAGGTGATTTTTCGCTGCCAATGAAGGCTCAAGTTTATTTAATTCAGAATCAAGTTTATTAATTGCTAACTTCATTTGTAGAATATACGCAGAGAACTCATTAAATTTATCTCTGTAGTCTCTATATTTCTCTTCATACATTCCAAGTTTTGGAGGTTTGATAGGCGTTTTAATTTCACTGCGCAACGCATCTAAGTTTGTAAGATCACTGTCTATAATTTTAAGATAGTTTAAATCTAACGAACCATCAGTTTTATCAAGCTTAGTTTTCAGCCTTTTAACAGCCTCCAAGGAAGCATCAAGAACTGGTGTCTGATTCTTCAAAGCTTCTGAAAAACTTTTTTGTGTTGATTTTCGAGCTTGTTGTTGAGCAGATTTTCTTAACTCTTTTTCACGCTTAACTTGTTCTAAAAGCTCTTTACGGTCATCAGAACGTGAACCAAAAAATCTATCAGCAAGTTCAGTTAACAAATTAGATATAATAGTTTTCAGTTCTCTTGCAGCCTGGTATCTTATGAATCCCTCTCTCCCCGACTTATCTTTCAGCTCTTTATTACTGGATTGAGTAATTCCAATATAACCAAAAATCCTTCTATTAGACCAATAATATCGCCCTGCATTCCATGAACGTCTTTCTTCTATCTGGAAGAAATCATTATCTACTCGACCATAAGGTAATACTCTCAAGCTATCCCTAAAAATCATTAGTCCTGCATACTTTTTGGCCTTAAGATCAAAGTGGGAATGTTCACGTTCAGTATGTGATGTATTTTGTGAAAGGAATTCAAACGTTCCTATCTGAAGCTCAAATGGGCCGACCCCTGCGTGATCCTACCCACGTAATATGGACACAGGCCTAAGCGAGGTTCTTGTTTTCAAATTGTTCCGGACTGAGGCCGCCACACCAACTGTGCCGCCGCCACCGATTGTAATCACATTCGATATAATTAAACACCGTTGCCCGCATTATTTCCCGGCTGATAAAGTGTTCTCCATGGATACATTCCACTTTCAGCGAATGAAAGAAGCTTTCCACGCAGGCATTATCGTAGCAGCAACCTTTTGCGCTCATACTTCCACGCAGATTATGCCGCTTCAGTTGCGCCTGATAATCTGCTGAACAGTACTGGCCTCCACGGTCCGTGTGAACGATAACGTTCCGGGGCCTCTTACGCCGCCACAGCGCCATCTGCAGGGCATCGCAGGCCAGTTGCGCCGTCATGCGTGGCGACATTGACCAGCCAATAACGGC